TGACGCCAATGTGCTTCTGGGTGGAGACAGTGAGCGTTGTGAACTGCTCGTTGTCATCCTGAACCTGAAGCGCAGCGCCGTCGGTCACAAGAGCGCGATCCGGCAAGCGGATGCGGAGTGTGGAACCGATTTTTGCACCTTCAACAGCAAAGCTGTCGTCGTACTGGCGGTTCACGTTGCGGGTGATTACGAGGTTGTTCTCAAGGATTTCGAGAGCTTTCCGCGTAATCATGTCAATAGTAAGTAAGCTATTACCCATGATGAGGCGTCCTTTTAAGTTGTGTTAGCGAAATTTTGACGCCGCTTCCATCTTCCTGATCTGACGTTGCCGTTCTGCTTCAATCCATTCCGACGTACTCATTGACTTGATTGAGCGTGGGTCGGTTGTATCGTATGTAGACTGGCCCGATGTCTTAGCCGTTACCGGCGAGATAGGGGTAGGCGCGCTCGTCGTCTTCTTTACGGGCGGATTTGCGGCCAATTTGGCTTCAATCTTCCCAATTTCTTTCGCTTGCAAGACCGGCGATAGACGTGAAATACGGTCTGCTTCTCTAGGGTTCGTACCCAAGAAGTAGGCGACTTCAGGCCCAATATCCGACGCTTGGATGGATTCAGCCATAATCTGAGTGATCGGAAGGCTCGGGTTGTACGCGACTTGTTTAAAGTCTTCGTACTTCTCTATTGCCTCCATCTCTTTCTCTTCGTATGCGCTTACAAACTCCAAACGCTGACGATCAAGCTCTCGTTGGCGAATCAGCTCTTCCGCTTTCCGTTCGGCCAATGCTTCTGCATAGGCTTCAGGGGTCGAAAACTGCTCCGCTGACGGCGGCTCGGCGGACCTAGGTGCGGGTTGAGCAGCCAATTTGGCCTGCTGTTCGCGCTCCCACTTCCGCTGTTCTCTTGCAAGTCTTTTGCCTATCGCGGCATCCAGCTCTTCCTGAGTGAACGTTTTGCTAGGCTTTTCTTCCGTCTCGGTAACTTCAGGGGCCGGAGCAGACGTAGCTTCCGGTTCTGGCGCGGGCTGGCCCGCTAACACATCTTCATCAGACATTGTGTAGTCCTTTTAACCTAGTCTGCCGGACTAGTACGGTTATGCGCTCAATGCTGCGACCTTGGCTTGGAACGCCTTGATGCGAGCGTCGAGTGAATCCTGTTGTGCGCGAAGTTCTTCTGTTGCCTTCGCAAGCGCCGCTTCACGGTCAGCAAGCTGCGTTTCGCGGGCGGCAACCACCTTGATACGCTCTGCGAGTGACTTTTCGTTGACAGCACGGTTTGATTCGTAGTCGGATTTTGCACGAACAAACGCGCTTTCCTGCGCGGTGAGTTCGGACACTTTGGCATTGACTTCGGCATTTTTTGCCTTGGCGTCGGCCAGATATTGATCGGCTGCGGTCTTGGATGTTTCAGCTTCGGCAATCGCCTTGGCTTTGATAGTTTCTGCATCGCGGCGAAGCTGATTTGCATCGTCAACCGCAGTCAGAGCGCCCTGACGGGCTTCAAGCTCGTCCCGAAGGGTAGCCATAGCGGCCAAATCTTTCGGGAACTGCTTGGTGAAGTAGGTAACGTAATCGACGCCGCCGCTGCCATCATTGGAAATGTTCATTGCCGCCTCTTACGAATAATAGGAGATGTTGAGTTTAGCGCCAGCAACCTGTTCAATAAACTTGATCTGGGTCAGGTCGCCGTCATATTGAAGCGTCACACCAACCGCGAGTGGCATCCCCACAGTCGCAGACGGGTTCACGTTGTCATCGCGCCAACGGACAGCCTGTCCTTCTGGCGTAATGAGAGCGATAGATGGGCGGCAGCTCAAACCGTTCACGTCCTTGTCTGGAACGGTCAAACTTGTAGCAGAAGACAAAGTTGTGATCTGCTGATACCCAAGACGGGTCGTAATGGCCTTGAGGTTAAGCGACATCAGCTAAGTCTCCTGTGCTGAGTAAACGATGTTGCGAACGTGCGTATCTCGACAAAGACTTCCTGAACGCCTATGACGATACCACCGAAAAATCCACCGCCGAAGAACATACCACCAAAGAAGTTCATTTGGCAATATCCTTACCAAGGAAGGGGCGGTGTGACGGGGCTAGGCACCTTCTGCGCTTCAATCTGGGCGTCGCAGTCAGCCTCGGCTTTTGCAATACCTTCTGGGCCGAGCGCCAATGCAACCCAACTATTGACCTGTTCAAGGGTCAGGTCTTCATACGCCGTGAACGGTGTGCCTGACTCATACGCCACATCAACCGTGCCGTAAGTAGCTGCGTTATGGCCTTCGCCGTCAGTCGCCGAGCATACCCATGCAACTTGAAACACAACGTCGGTTTGGCCGTCATACTCTGGGTAGGCGGTCATTGAGTTGACCGCCCATTGATAGGTGTTTGCCATTATGCAGCTTCCTTTTCGTCTTTAGGTGCGCTAGCGGCATTGTGCGCCGCAACAGCAGCCTCAAGTTTTTCAATAATCGGCACGGCAATCTTGCCGCCCTGAATGCCTGTGGCTTTCACAGCCGCGTCAAGCAAAATGCCAAGGTTTTGGATTTCCGTAGCAGTCAGTTCAATCGTCAATTTAGGTTCCATAGGTAGTTCTCCCTTTCGTTACATTGCTACCCAATTAGTGCCGTTATCCATTACCAAAATGGTAACTGCTCCGCCACCCGTCAAAGTCATGTTCCACACAGGCGCAGTTGCGTCTGTTACATAGGCAAACCGCCCCGCCGTTCCAGCGGCAGGAAGCGTTGCTACGGTAAAACCTGTGAGCTGGACAGTTCTATCGTTGCGAACTGTCATTGCGGTCGCAAGTGCGTTTTGTGCGGTGCCTGACGAGCCAGCAGGAGCAACTTGGAGCACAATGTTACCACCAACCCCCGTGCCTGTCCCCTGAGACCCTGTGATCGTCAGGTTAACACCAGCCGTGTTGGTTGTGCCTGCGACGACAGATTGGACGGAAAGTGTCTGGGCTACAGGTGCTGCTGCGTCTACGTTACCAAGTTGAAAATTGGCTGCGGCGCGGCGAATAAGTATGGCGTCGTTAGAAATTGAAAAAAGACTTCCGGCTCCTATACGAAAATTCGTTGCCCCTGAAAGGGTAGTCAGGGTAAAAACAACATTGTTATTTTGGTTTACAAAGTTTGCCGCATAAAAATTAGAAGCAACTGAAACCAAACGTGTGCTATCAATCGTCAGTGCTGTGCTAAGAGCATTCTGAGCCGAGCCAGTCGACCCAGCAGGAGCCACTTGGAAGATGATGCTTCCGCCCGCACCTGTGCCTGTCCCCTGAGACCCTGTGATCGTAAGGTTCGCGCCAGCCGTGTTGGTTGTGCCTGCGACGACTGACTGGACTGAGAGTGTCTGGGCTACAGGAGCTGCTGCGTCTGCTGCACCGAACCGAAGGTTGGCTGCACCACGACGGGTGAGGAAAAGATCACGGTTGCCTTGTGCCGCATCAGCACCTGAGCTCCAGCCAAAATATGTATCCGAGCCGATATTAATTCCACCAGCAGAAGAACTATTTGAAGCGTTAATCATTACGCGGCGGTTGCCGCCTCTGCTTGGCCCAGCGGCATCTGTCCAATACATGTTGTAGCTGTTATTAATTACTACTTCATTTCTATTTCCAACGCTAGAAGAATAAACGCTAAATATATGTGCGCCTGAATTTTTAACACTAAAAATGTTAGAGTTAAGCGCCGAAGCTGTGTTTGTTACATTGATGACTGCGCTTTCAAATGTCGTTGAAACGTTATTCCATGTTTGCGTCATGTCCAGCACAGGCTGAGACGTTGTGACCGTCGCGCCTGTTATTGTCAGTTTCTTGTTGGTATTATCCCATACCAGATTGCTGCTTTCCTGAAGCACCGAGCCAGTATCAAACATGATCTGACCAGCAGCGCCGCCGGATGTAGTTGTTGTGCCTACAGTCAGGCCGGTCAGAACACCTGTCACACCTGTGATTGAGCCGCCCGTGATGTTGACGTTGCTAGCGTCCTGCTCGGCCATCGTGCCAAGGCCGGACAAAGTGTGGTTAGCGTTCCACGCCGTTGCGCCGGTCGCGCTAAACGTGCCGTCTGCGGGTGTAGAGTGGGTGACAACAACAGCCATGAGAACACCTTACGCCAAGAACTTCAGTTTGTAGAGCGTCGAGTAGTAAAGGCCGACGATCTCGTCAATCACGTTCTGAATAGCTGTACACTCGCGGTCTACAACATCATAACGTATCTTTTCAATCTCTTCGACTTGTGCTTCAAGAAACTCAACAACATTGTTGCGCTTGTCAGCCGACATTAACGCAATCGGCCCGATCAGGCCGTATTTACCTTGGTACATCTCGGCAAACGTGTCGGCCAGATCAACAATGCCTTCGTAGAACTTGTTGAGGGCTTTGTGTTTTGCATAGCTGCGTGTGTTGAGATGCACTGAGTGCGTAACATCCCGCGCCAAAAACAGCATACCTATGAACTTGTCGCAATTACTCATGGCATTTGTCCTTCATTCAACATTGGCGTGCCGCGTTCAGGCTCCATAACCGGCATCATAGGCATACCGGGCGACAAGTCACCTGTCTCAATCGCTGCTGCGATTGTGCCTTGCACAATATCCTGAATTTGGTCAGGTGTCATGCCTGCTTGCATCGCCGAGATACGTTTTGTTTCGGCGTCATAGGCGCGGACAGACGCTTCAAACTGCTTGACCTGCATTTCCTGCACTTCAACCGACTCATTGACCTTCATGAGCATCTGGTGCATCTGGTCAAGCTCTTGACCCATCGCCTGTATCTGTTGCTCTGCGGCCTGAAGCTGCGGAGACTTGTCGTCATCCTGCAAAATCTTCGGGTCAATCGTTTTAGCGATACGCTTGGACAGTTCCTGCGCGCCCGGCCAGTCCATGTGCTTGACGAACAGATCGCCCGCAACAGCCCACAAGTTCGGGTTAGCTTGCAGAATCTGAGCCATTGACTCCAGAGCTTCCTGACGTTTTGTCATGTAGCTCGGGCCTGTGGTCACAACCACATCGTACTTGCCGACGCTCGGATTGTATATTTTGTCAATCACAATGTCGGGATTGTTCGGGTCCGTAATCTTTTTGACTGGTTCTGGCTGCGTGGGGTCAATTTTGACCATGCTCGTTTCGCCATCCATGTTGATGATACGAGCAACACGTTGAGTATCATAAATCTTAGGGATGAGGTCCACGATCTGACGCGTTGTGTAACGGATCGCGCGAGCAAGGTTGTCCACGTAGTGATACGTGCCAGTGTCGGTCTGACGCTCACGCGCCAGAATAGCACGACCTGAACGCTCGTTGGATGTCGCGCCAAGACTTGAGTCATACTGACCGGTCGTGGCTTTAATGTCATCAGCAGCACCCATTTTAGCCTGAATAAGGCCAGTTTGAGCCATAGGCGGTTGAGCGCGTGACGGAAGAGGGAGTACAGCGCCTTGCCCGTCTGTAACGTCTGGATTGACTTCCAGATACGGCCAATTCGTTGTATTGGCCGTCTTCCACTGCATTTCATAACCTTCAAACTGCCCTCCATATCCGATAAACGGCGCTTTTGGTGCAAGCGCCAGCATCTCGGTTTCTTGGCTGACCCAGTAGTTATACATGCGCTGCGCGTCTTTAGCATTACGCACAAGGCCGGAAATGTAAATCTGACCGTCTACTTCAAACTCGTTGCCGATGACGCGGATGACAGGGACGTAAGACCCCGCCCAGTCCGATTCCTCAAGCATTTCGTAGCCGTTTGTTTTGCACCACTTGATCTGTTTACGCTGGACGTTGCGTTTTTTCAGTGGTTTCAGGCCCATAGCCTTCATCTGCTTGTCTTCGGGCGAACCCTCAAAGAAAGACTGGTTGCCGGGGTACAAGTTCAAAGTTGCAGGCGTGTACTCCGTGTAAAAATACTCGGCAATACGCACTGTGTTCTCGTTGATCCAGTTCGACAACAACTGATCGCCAACACCCTGCGTCTGGATAGACGAGATCGGCTGCGCGTCAGGGAACTGACGCTCATACTCTTCGCGCGTCATGTCTTCCGTGATGAAACACCACTCGGCGTCCGAGCCGCACGGGTCTTGGATGGTCGGGTCCATGTAGACCGAGAACGAGTTACGGACGCGCCCGATCTTGATGTCTTGGTCAAACGTGTCGTCGTCGCAATACTCGGTCAGCAGGCGGATGTAGCCTTCGCCATACGCAACTTGGTTTTCGCAGGCCGTGTCATAAGCTACGTCGGCGTCCGACATGTACTCAATATGGCGCACAAGCCCGTCAAAAATCTCCGCCACCGCAGGGTCGGCGCGGTCATCCGCAGGGATGACTTTACCGCTCGGGCGGTTCTGGCGTTGGTCGTTTGTTACCTGCCGAACGTGTTGCGGCAGCTTGTTGATCGTCAGGCATGGCCGCGCGTTGATCGTCTGGCCCTGCACCGAGCCACGGGTCGCCAACACGTCTGCCGGCCACTGCCATTGGTTGTCGGGCGAGCCTGCATAGAACCTAAGATCGTCCAGCTCGTCTTCACGGCTGTCAGAGTATGCACTGAGCGCCATTGTAAGGCGGCTACGCATAGTATCCAGAACGTCTTTTTTGCTCATAACGCGCCTGACAAGTTAGGTTAAGAAGGCAGCGCAGCGGTGAGGGAGGTCACCGCTGCGCCGTGGGAGACAGCAAGGGGAAAGTGTCTCCGCATGGTGTTTATTTGCCTTTTTTAGGCATTGATTTGCGTTTTGTAGCGTACGCTATCGCCACCGCCTGCTTTTGCGGCTTGCCGCTTTTCATTTCGGCCTTGATATTCTTGCGAAACGCGTCTTTTGAGGCTGATTTTACGAGCGGCATGTCACTTTTTCCGTGTTTTGGCTGAATCTTTGAACGCTTTTGCAGTCGGAGCGCCTTTTGCCCCTACTTTACGCATCTTTTCGCCCGATCCGGCGGCGATGCGATCGCGTTTAGCGTGGATGTTGGCATATAGCCCCGGCTTTTTCATTTGCAGTTCCACCTTTTCAAGGCAGCTTTAGCCCGTTCGCCGTTTTTAGCCTTAGCCGCTACACCCGACATTCTCGCGCAGAACGACTTTTTACGCCCCTCATCCGCTTTTGTTTTCGGGTTCGGGGCAGGCGCTTTGAGATTAGAGCCTGTCTCACGGTTGTACTTGGCACGGCCTTTGGCCGTTAGCCCCGCACCTTTTGAGACAGGCAGTTTCTCGCCGCGTTTGACGGACAGACTGACCATATTAGAGACAGTGAATGACAGCAAAGTTCAGCACAACAGCTTCAGACAGCGAACCGCCCGAGATGTTACGCAAAACAAACGTGCATGACCCTGCCGAATGGCCCGAGACCCAGCAGTTGTACGTTTCGTTTGATGCTACGCCGCCCGCTACGTTAACAATTATAACGTCTTTTGCGCTAACTTTGTTGTTGGTCATCGTGAACGCAATGTTGGTTGTAGCACCGAGTGCTGCATTGTTCATTGTAATGCGGCCAGCCGAAGCATTAACCGTTACGCCCGTTGACTTGCTTGTCGCCTGTGTAACCGTACCTTGTGCGGCGGCGGCGTAACCGATCTCGTCAGTTGCGTAGATGTCGGCTGCGCCGATATTGGCCGCACCTTCAATATCCTGATCGCGGTACGCGATGCCGATTGATTTTGTATCACCCATAATTAAGACCCCATCCAAGAGTTAAGGATTGCAGTTTGTGACCCAAACTTCCGTGTCGGGGTCTCTTTAGACTCGCGATGGGCAACAGGATAAGCAAACGTAACTGCCAGCGCGTCGGCTGCGTCGGGGGATGCCAAACCTCTTGACCGCATCTCTTTCTTTCCTTCAAGAAAGACTGTACCCGAAGAGTTCGGTTTTTTCAACGGCCCCGTCAGATCGGCTTTCAACTGCCTGTCTTGCGGTAGCGCCGCCGACTTCAACCAGTCCTTCATCGCGCCCCACATCTCGGCGCGCTTGTTGCCCCACATGATCGAGTTCTTGGCCTTCCAGCCAAAATTTACACCTTTGACTTTGTACCGCTGTTCGTTCAGTCGGTCAAGAATACCATACCCTAGCCCGCCTTCGTCCATCACGACCATTGTCGGTTTGAACTCTTCCATCAGGTCGATCACCCGCCCGACGATCATCATAGTGTCTTCGCCTTGAAACCGTTTGATCGCCACGAGGTCACGCCCCCGCCGCAACACAATAACCGTTGAGTCCAGACCCCCGCGCGCAGGGTCAATACCCATGACGAGCGGCGCGGTCATGTCCTTGTACGGCTCCCG